ATGGAACTGAGAGGCAGCGATCTCGGCGACTACAGCGAGCCGTACCGCGGCTTCGAGATCGAAGTGAAGACCGAGCAGGTCTGGGACGGCGAACACGTGCACTACCGCGTGCTGCAAGGCGATGCGGTGCGGATCGACTGGCGGCTCGTGAAGGTCGACGGGCTGCTGCTGACCGAGCGACGGGTGATCGAGCGCGGGTTCGACGCGGCGCGGCGCGCGGTCGATTCGGAACTGGCCGGCGACGCGGGCGCATAGCGCCGGGCGGGCAGGGCGCCCGTTGCGGTAGAATGCGCGGTTGTCTCCGCGCCGTCCGTTGCCCGAATTCCATGTCCGTTTCGCCTTCGCTTCCTCCCCGCCGCGTGTCCGTGGCGCCGATGCTGGACTGGACCGACCGTCATTGCCGGTCGTTCCACCGTACGCTCACGCGCAATACGTGGCTCTACACGGAAATGATCACGACCGGCGCGCTGCTGTTCGGCGACGCGCAGCGGCATCTCGCGTTCACGCCGAACGAATCGCCGGTCGCGCTGCAGCTCGGCGGCAGCGAGCCGGACGATCTGGCGCGCGCGGCGAAGCTCGGCGAGCAGTGGGGCTACGACGAAATCAACCTGAACTGCGGCTGCCCGTCGGAACGGGTGCAGCGTGGCGCGTTCGGCGCGTGCCTGATGAACGAGCCGCAGCTCGTCGCGGATTGCGTGAAGGCGATGCGCGACGCCGTGTCGGTGCCGGTGACGGTCAAGCACCGGATCGGCGTGGATGCGGTCGAGGAATACGAATTCGTGCGGGACTTCGTCGGCACGGTTGCCGAAGCGGGCTGCGAGGTGTTCGTCGTGCACGCGCGCAATGCGATCCTGAAAGGCTTGTCGCCGAAGGAGAACCGCGAGATCCCGCCGCTCAAGTACGACTATGCGTATCGGTTGAAGCGCGATTTCCCGGCGCTGGAGATCGTGATCAACGGCGGCATCAAGACGCTCGACGAAGTCGCGCAGCATCTCGAGCATGTCGACGGCGTGATGCTCGGCCGTGAGGCGTATCACAATCCTTACGTGCTGGCGGACGTCGATCGGCGGTTCTACGGCGCGAGCGAAGCGGCGCCGACGCGCGAGGAAGCGGAGGCGCAGCTGATCGCGTATTGCGCGGCGGAGCTGAAGCGCGGCACGTACCTCGGTGCGGTCGTGCGTCATGCGCTCGGGCTGTATCGCGGCGAGGCGGGGGCGCGTGGCTGGCGTCGTGTGCTGTCCGACAACAAGAAGCTCGCGCGCGGCGATCTGGCCGTGTTCGACGAGGCGCGCACGCATCTTTTCGCCGCCGACGAAAATTTTGAAAAAAAGGCTTGGCAAGATTAAAAACGCTTTATATAATCTTGCTTCTTCGCTGTTGAACAGAACGCGACGCAGCGAAGAAAGCAGTATCAGTGGTGGCTGTAGCTCAGTTGGTAGAGTCCAGGATTGTGATTCCTGTCGTCGTGGGTTCGAGTCCCATCAGCCACCCCAAGATTCTCAAACAAAACAGGCGCTTAGGCGCCTGTTTTGCTTTCCACGATGTGAATTTCGGAACGGAAAACCCAATTTCGGAATTTACTCTGTCGCGCTCGCGGCTTTTACCTTCCGCCTATCGTAGTGCCGGTGTGTTGTGCTCGGGTTCGCGTGTGCGGCGAAATCGTATGCGTCGGCCGACCGATTCTCAAGCTTCGTCGTGATTGCGGCAGGGCGAATATCCAGCATCGAGAAGTAGTCTGGATGCTTCGTCAGCATCAGTTCCATACCTCCCTTGACCGGCCGGTTGATTCGGTTCGCGATTCGCTGCGCCGCCTCGCGCATCTTCTTCACCTCGAATTCCTTCGCAATCTCCGCGTCGTATTCGCCGATGAAGGTGTACATCGCGTCCTGCCAAACTGACGCCCATCCGCTTTTCGAATACATCTGCCCCTTGCGGTTCGGGAAGAGGAACTGGCTCTCGACCTTCCGGCCGCGCTTCGCTCGCTCGACGACGGCGCGCAGCCGCGGCGACCAGTGCCGGAGCTTCACGGTCTGCGCCTCACCTTTCTTGCGCTTTGCACCGATGACACGCACGCCGACGTCCGTCAGTCCAGACATGTCGTACGGGCGCACCTCGGCCGCCCGGAACCCCGTGAGGTAGCAGAACATCGCGGCAAGGCCCATTGTGCGGTAGGCCTGGTCTTGGCGCAGCGCCCACAGATAGAACCGCAGCACGTGATGCCGCTCGATTGCGCGCACGTCCGTGTCGGCCTTGTTCTGCATCATCCCGACGAACGGGTTCGCCTTGATGAGTCCCCAGCGGATCCAGTAATTGCACATCGTCGACATCAGCGCCATGTCCTTGTTCGCGCCGATCGGCGCGCCGGCCTTCGCGCGCGCGTCGAGGAACTGGTAGCCGTGGATGGTTTCGAGGCGCTGCGGCGCCATGCGGCCGAAGAATCGCGTCAGGCGATCGTAGGCGGAATCGCGCACGGCCTTGCCGTCGCGCGAGTGATCGCGGAAGTGCTCCGGATCAACCTCATCGCGAAACCGCTCGATCGCTTGGCCGACTGAGTCGGCGATGATCGTGCCTTCCTGAATGTCGATCGCGCGTCGCTTCGCAGTGCGCTCGGCGACAGCGATTGCGGCGCGATCGCCGCGCGGCGCGGTCGCCAGAGTTTCCGAGCGGCCGTCGGGGTACTTGTACCAGAATGAGATCTTCCGCGCGCCTGTGCGCCGGTAGAGGCGGTCGATCCCGGTCGATTCATTTTCACGCGAATGCTTGGAGGTTCGGGCCGGCATCGTATCTTGCAGTTTTTGTTTCTATGGAAAGGCCGAGCTTTCTGTCGCGATAGGCGCGCGCGACCTTCGGCAGGCCGGATTTGTCGACGACGAAGCGCCAATGGCTCTGTTCGAGCCAGCGTGTCATGGCAGCACGCTGGTTCGGCTTGCAACCGACCAGGTCAGCAAGTTCGTGCGCGGTCAGGTAATCGCTCATGCTCGCACCCATCCCGTCGATGTTGAGCGGATCTTCCCAGCCTTGCGCAGCGCCTGCAGGCGACTATCGACCATGCGCCAGGCGACAACGTCGCCGCGAGTTCGGGGAGTTACCTCCTCGCGAGCAATTCGCTCGCTTTCGGTTCTCACCGGCCCGACGTTGATGGCGGCGAACTTCTTGGGTGTGTCTCCGATCGCTTCAAGGATCAGCGCGTCGAGTTTTTCGTACTTGCTCATCGGCTTTCTCCAACTCGGGCGGCTTCGATGTGCGGCGATTTCGTGTCGAGTGCTTCGAGCAACGCTTCCGCCCGGTTTGTGGCCTCCTGCCAATACCAGGTTGCCGTCATTCCTTCGCCAGCTTTGTAATCGACCAAGGCTGACTTGATCGCACCGCGCGCGAAGTCAAATAGGTCGCGCCGGTCGAGAGTCACGCCGTTCGCTTCGTCGGTAGTGCTCTGCGCGGTCGGCTGCGGGGCGGCGACCGGCGCGATAACGTAATCGCACGTCTCGTCGACGGAGTGGTCGGGCCACTCATTCCACGCGTCGCAGTCCTCGCAACCGTCGCCGTCCTGCTCGGGATGTGCTGTGCATTGAGCGGGGGCCGATTCTGCGTTGACCTTGCCCGTGACGTGCGTGACGATCCCGGACACCACGCTTTCGACGCCATCGCACCACATACGGTCAACTGGGTCGAGATATTCCTTGATCGCCTTGCGATGGTCTTTGTCTCGTTCGGCGTCGGTTGCGTGCTCCCGGTATCCGGATTCCTGGCAGTAGACGAAATAGCGCTGCGCCACTGCTTCCGCCGCCATAGTGGGCGAGCGGGAGAGGGCGACGCGCCAAACTTGGATGCCGCCGATCTCGAATTTGACTTCCCAGCCGCCGACGCTCCACTGGTCATCGTCGGCGAGCATCTGCGCGTATTCCTCGCGCATGGCGTCGTCATGGCATTCCTGGCCGCCGTAGATCATGCCGAGGACCGCATCGAGCAAGTCCTCGCGTCGACCGACGATCTTTGCCTCGGGGATGTCGGATTCGCCGTAACCGATGACGACGAAGCGCTCGGCCGCCGACGCTGCTGCGGGCTGCTCGACAGGGGATGCGGCGAGCAGTTCGCGCAGCGCATTGGCGTAGCCGCTATACGGGGTATCGGGGAGCACTGATTGGTCGAACCAGCGGGCGGCGAACTCGATGGCTTCGCGTTGCTTGTCCGTCAACGCATCAGCGCGGCTCTTTGCGTCTCCGAATTTCGAACTCGTCTCATTGCCCGTGCCTTCGTGCTGCTCGACAATGGCTTCGGCAGTAACGGTTCTTACCGCAGCCGTTTCTGCCGACCTCCTAGCCTCGCTCGCCTGTTCGGGAGCGGGGCTCTTTTCGTTCTCGGTGGTCATGGTGTGGTCCTCGGTAGGTCAGGCCGCGGCCTTGATTGCTTGGAGAACGTCCCGCGCAACGTATGGCGGCACAGCGTTGCCGAGCATGTGCACGGCGAGGCGGTGTTGCTTCGGCAGGACGTAGGTGGAGGGGAACGACATTGCGTCGCGGCACTCATCTTTCGTGATCATCCGCATGCGATCGCCGTCAATGACGGCCCAGCGGTCACGCGTGGTAATCGTGCCGAGCGGTCGTGCGAGGCTGCGGCCGGTCTCACCGGATCCGCTGCCGTAGTACGGCGCGACGAAGCGATCGCCGTGTGCACGGCGCCCATTGGCGATTCGGCGCAGCGTTGCAAGAGAGCGGCCCGACTTCTCGATTGGCGACCATTTGCCGGTGTTGAAGTCGATGATTTGCGCGGCCGACACGTGTTCGCGCTGGGGAAGCTGCAGCATCAACGGATGCGCACTGCGGGTCAGAATGAGGATCAAGCGCTTGCGGTGCTGCGGAACACCGTGATCCGCGGCGTCTACGACGTGCGGCGCGACCTGGTAGCCGAGCGCATGCACGGCAGACCGCCACGCCGGATAGAGTTTCCACTGGATGAACTCGACCACGTTCTCGATGACGCCGACTGCCGGACGGTGGTATTCGAGCGCGGACACGACGGCCCATGCCGTCGACCGACTGGCATCGTGCTGCGGGTTGTTCGCTGCCTTGCCGCGCGCGCGGCTATGCCCTTGGCAGCACGGCGCAGCGAGAAGAATGTCGTGCGCCGGGACCTGCGACCAGTTGGCTTGATGCAGATCCTGCGTGACGTGCTTCGCGCGCGGGTGATTCGCTGCGTGGATCTCGACCGCCGCCGGCCAGTGGTTTGCGGCCCACACCACCTCAAGACCGGCCATCACTGCGCCAGTCGAGAATCCGCCTGCGCCGGCGAACAGATCGATTGCCTTCATCGCATTCTCAAATTAGGAAAAAAAGTGGGCGCCGTACAGGCCGCCCACAAGAAAAAGCCACGCATCCGAGGCACCGGAATTTGCGTGGCTGTGGGGTAAGGTGGTCGTGCTAGGATTCGCGCTATCACAAATAGGCGGGGGCGCGATGCAGAGCTGGAAACTGGTGCTTGGACTGTTGCTCGGTCTCGCAGGTGTGCTCTTTGTTGCTTTACTGGGGGCAACTACAGCGTGGACCAAAAAGTACGATCCCACCCAAATGGCATATTGGGTTCAAGCGGTTGGTTCTATTGCTGCTATCGCCGGGGCCGTATGGATTGGAGAGCGACAAGCAAAGAAGGCGCGCGAGGCCGCGATGGCACAAGTAGCTGAAGCCGCTTTAGTGAAACGAAAATCGGCTATCGCAATCGTCGATGCTGCATATGCCCGGGCCGAAATTATTCGGGGAACCATGTCGTTGCAAGACATCGATTCGGTTAGAGTTGCGCTCTATAGCACTTACGATCGTTCCATACTCGATGGTCTGGTGCGCGCACTGCAAAGTATCCCGATGCATGAGGTGGGTTCAAGTCAAGCCGTTGCGGAACTGCTCTTGTTTACCGACCAATTTACATTCCTGGCACGAGCCATTCAGATTTTCCTGGACGGGCCGACGCGAGATCCTGATATTGGTCCGGAAATCGAGCAGTACCTAAAAGGCGATAGAGATGATCGCAGAGCCGGTGCTGAATTGCGAGCCAACGTTACCGGGGTATATCGGGACAACACGATTCGACACTTGGACGCGATTGGCCGACACTACGATGAGTTTTCTCTGGCACTTGCGTAACGGAGTTAGCATTTTCTTTTGAGGGCGGCCACGCCCGATAGGCTACGCAAAGGAGCCAGACGTAGCCGATGGCAGTGCCGGTAACCACTGACACTTCGATCATGCGCACATGAACATGGTTGTGTTCCGACGAGGCGACTACGGGGCTACGTGCAGTAAGTTGCCGGGCAACGCCCGAACTCATCCCATTGCTGCGTCGTAGCGAGAACGAGCACGACGCCGATGAACACGGCGAGGCTCTTGAGCCACAGAATCAGCAGGGCTTTCACGACCACACTCCCATCAGACGCTCGATCGGAGGGGCGACGGCGCCAGCCAGTAGGTAGAGGCCGGCGATTACACAGAGCGGAATCCAATCTCGATTCATGGTCATCTCACGTTGTTGTGATTGTTCGACGTGGTAGCTGATGCTCAGTCCGACAGGTACTCGATACCGTCGGTCGGGTGGTAGTTGTCCGAGTGCTTCTGTCCGTCGAGACGGATGCAGATGTACTGGCCGTCGGCGCCGGTGATCACTCCCGGCTTTCCGTAAGCGACGACGCGCTGTCCGCGCTTCGCGTCGACGCCGTAGTACTGCTTGATGTACTCGAAACTCATCGTTTTCCCTTCATATAATTAGGAATGCGAATGTAAGACAACGCTCAACGAACGGCACTGGCGTTCAATGCCCTCCGATCAGAGCTGTCTAGATTGCCGGTGGATACCCGCTGGGATTGCCGAGGGGACCCACCAAATTTGTTATGCTAGCCGAGCCGGGACTGCGAATCCCGGTTGCGGCCTCGCAAGCCGCTAAAGGTGTTTGGCAGGTTCGACGACAATCGGCGACGCCGGCCGTTAACAGGCGAGTGCGTTGTTGCGCCTTACCCGAATGCCGAACGTTGTTACCGGAATGAGGCGGTGCCTTATCCACCGTCGACAACGTTGCGAGGAGCGATACTAGGTAGTGACTCGCACGCGCCAGCCAGGGCGCGCTACAAGTACACACAGGTCAAACGCCTGTACCGGTACGGGCATTTCTTGGGTAACACCATGAAACGCTCAGTAGCAGAAAAGGTGGGTATCTGGATGGACTTGGCGACAAAGGCTGCAAAGCTCGCGATCGTGTTGGTCCAGTTGTTCCAAATGCTCTCCTAGGATGAGCGGCCCGACATAGCATCGTCGGGCCGCCGCTCCTAACCTCTCTTCAGTCCCAATTTCCCCGAAAGCCGAACTCTCAAGAGCCTGCACTCGGCAAGGTGCCGCGGAAGTAGGTGGTTCGGTGCGGCCTGGCCGCAGCCGAATGCACGCTCTTGAAAGCTGGATGGTGTCGGGCGCTACCCCGTCTTTCGGCTACACCGTTGAGCCGGCCGGTTGCTCCCTGTACTGCGGTCCCGGCGCACTAGCACTCTTAAAGATCGATCCGCCTGGGCGGTGGCGCAGCGAGTAGTGCTGCGGCGGATGTAACTTTAGCGAAACGCGAAATGTGTGTCTATAGCGAAACGCGAAATTTTTGGCGGGAATTTTGTAACAGCGGGGAGGGCAGAGCTGTGGGTTATGCCGAAGGGACTCCGGAAGGAGGGTATGCGGGCACGAAAAAGCCCCGCCAAGGGAGGCGGCTTGCGGGAACTGCCGTGAGGCTTTCTCGACGTGACTGGTTGGCGCGGCGGCGCCCGATGTTGCTGCCTTGGGCCATCGGATTTGATATGTCCCTGTTAAGCGTCCGCTGAATTTGGTTGAAAGCCACCCAAAGGGGCCGCTACACTACTGTACATATATACAGTACTTGTGAAACAAAATAGCGGGGTAAGTGTGAGTCGAGAGGCGAGGGCAAATGGAGTGCGGTGCCGTGTGGGGGACCTGGTGAGGGTGACCGCATCCAGCAACCCCGAGTTGATCGGGGCGATTGCGCTCGTACAGAAATTGAGGGAGGACGGTCGATGGAACGTCCTGCTCGACAGGCAGGCGTATGGGGTTGCCGCGCCGAGCGGGCGGCAGGTGCTCACTGACGAATTCTGTTTTCGCGATGGGTCACTCGATCCCATCGCGAATATTCGCGATGTCGGTAGGCGGTATCAGTCGCCAGACGGACGATCGTCGTTGTTTGCGTTTTGAGATTCAATCGGTCGGGAAAGAAGACCTTTAATGAACGCTTCGACTTGCGCGCGCCCCATTGCATCGAGCTGGTCCCACCCCTCGGGTCCGCTTTCGCTGGTCGCTGCGGCGGCACGATGATCGATGTCGAGCCAGCCATGCGGCTTGCCGGCGGCCTGCTCGATGCGGCGAGCCGTGTCCTTGCGCATCCCGCGCCGCTTGCCGGTCTGGGAATCCTTTGCACCTTCGCGAAGATTCGTGAACTGAGCTGGACTCATGTTCAGTTTGTTCGCTGCTGCGGTCGCGCTTCCGCACTCCTGCTCCAGCAGCTTGAGGTTGTCCCGTCGAATTTCGTCAATGTCCTTCATGGGGCGCATTCAATAGCAAATCGCTAAAGTCGTACATGCGCGAAACGCTATAGACAAGCCTTTCGCGTTTCGCTAAAGTCTCGCCATGGATCTGAGAACCTATCTTGATGGCGAGCGTGGTCGGCTCGTGAAACTTGCCGAGGCGATCGGGGCACACACGTCTGATCTCAGCGCATGGGCGAACCGGAAACGGCCAGTGCCGATTCCTTTCGGTTGGCCTATCGAAAAAGCGACGCAGGGTGTTGTCGGTCGGCGCAATCTCTTTTCGGTGGATGTCGTCCGTAGAGTCTGGCCCGAGCTCGCCCAACAGAAGGAGGGCGCCTGACATGGGTCAGTCGCCTTTCTCTTGCCAGACAAGCGACCACGACCTGATGGATTCCAGATTTCCCCTGATGTCACGAAGTACGCCATCGGCGCCACGAGGGTGAGATTGATGTTTCCGTGCGCTGTAGAAGTCTTTGCCGAGGGTTGCGATTTTCCCGGCCTTCTCGGCGCAGTAGAGGCAGTGCGCACGCATGAGGTTGTACTGGAACTCAAGCTGGCGGATTGCAGATGGGTTGGCGATCGCGACATCGTTCTCGCGGATGATCCGCTCGATGTCGTCTGCGATTTTAAGAATTTGTTCGGAGGTCTTCATGGGGGTTCCGTGTCATTTGCCGCCAACGGCGGCAGAGTTGGTGAGTTTGATCCACGTAAGCGCGCATCGCGGCGATGGCTCGCCATCGAATCCGGAGCGAGTGATTCATCTGTACTACGCGCAGGACGGGCGGCTTCTGGCCTGCCATGACCCGTTAAATGGACCGCCCGATGGCTTCTCTTCCGCGCCGCTTGGCGGCGAGGATGGGCCAGCGCTCAATGCCATCGGGCAGCCGGTCATTGTTCCTTCGGGAGGAAAGATTGAAGGATCTCGATGGCGCGGTGAATCGAATTGACGTTGATGGCTCGCAAATCGTCGTTCTCTTCGCTTTTCAGCTTGACGCGAATTGCGACGGTTTCGCCGTTCTTCAAGGCGAAGTTCCGGTCTACGGCAAGACCCCCAGGGCCGCCTAAATCGATTTTGTACGAATAGGCGTCGAAGTTTTTGTTTTCTGAAGTGATGGTCATGCGAACCCCGTTGTGTGGTGGTTGAAGAGGTGAGAGTCGTCGAGTATCGCATGGCGGCGGTTCGCATCCAGTTGTGATGTACGCAGTTTAGAGAGAGTGGTGTTCCGGGGCATTCCCGGATTTTTGAATAATGGGGAATAGCGATGAACGCAATAGCACAACCGATTTCGTTTTCAGGCCCGCGCAGTACACCGATCGTTGAACGTCTGTTGCGCGAGGCAATGGCCGATCCGAAGGCGAAGGCCTCGATTCTCGAAGCGACTGGCTGGGATGCGTCGATGCCGTCGAAGGTACTGAGCAACGGCGCCGGCATCACGCTCGAACACCTGAATACCGTTTTCACGGCGCTCGGTCTGGTCGTGACGACGAAGGGCTACATGGACTATCTGGCGAAGGGGAACGTGATCGGCAGCAACTGCCATTGCGCGCGCGAGGGGTTCGGCGAGTGCGGCGGCCGCTGACCTAGAAAGCGGGCCTCGCCAAAAGCGTTTTCGACGGAGAGCGCTTCTGTCATGGTTTAGCAATCCTAAAAAATTCAATTTATGGAAACCAATCAGATCAGCCAGCGGGCCGATGCGTATCAGCGGAATCCGGCCACTTCCGAAGAGGTGAAGCGCATTGTGCGCGATACCAGCCAACACCCGACGTACCCGCGCAAGTGCTTGTCGTGCGGGGCGCTCGAATCTCTCGACGGCTCCGTGCCGTGCGGCCACTGAAATGGCCCGTTTTCATTGCCGCTGCCGGCACTGTGAGACTCGCCGGGTGCTGAAGAAGCGTCCCGACGAGTATGTACGGCAGCCGCAATGCAACGTCTGCGGCCGGCGCGATTTCCGAATCGATGCATGGATGCAGAAGCGCAACACCCGTCTGATGGCTTGTACGTGCGCTGGTTACTGGTTCTGGCATCGGCGCGGTTCGCTGTACTGCTGGCACCGCGCAGACGGTTCGACCCGATCACCCGGCGATCCCGATTTTGCGGATCGCAATCCGCCGCCCGACGCGCTGGCGGCCTGAATCTCCTCCAGGAGGAAACGTGGCAAAGAATTCCATCGACGTTTACGGAGCGAAGGGCAAGGGCAACGCGCTCGACTTCGATCCCGACAAGCTCGTGCTCGTAACCGATCCGGCTCATCCGCTCTTTGACGAGCGTGTTCATTGGCCGGTCGACGAGAGCATGGTTCGCAACATCATGTTCCAAGGTGTGATCCAGCCGATCGAGGTGACGAAAGACCCGGATACCGGTGAGGTGCAGGTCGTCACCGGGCGGCAACGCGTGAAGGCCGCCCGAGAGGCGAATCGCCGATTGAGCGATCGGGGCGAGCCGCCGATCACTGTTCCCGGAATTGTCCGGCGTCTCGCACGCAACGAGCGCGCGCCGGTGCTGTCGGCCCGGATCGCGAGCGAGAACGCGATTCGGCAACAGGAAACTCCGCTTTCTACGGCCGCGAAGATGGCGCGCCAACTGCGCATGCGTTCTGAAGACGACGTGGCGATCCTGTTCGGCTGCAATGTCCAGACGGTTCGCTTGACCGTTGCGCTGCTCGACTGCTGCGAAGACGTTCAGAAGGCCGTCGACACTGGGCAGATCAATGTCACGCATGCACGGACGTTGGCGAAGCTTGAGCCGGCGGAACAGCGCGCGAAAGTGAAAGAGGTCATCGCTGCTGGAGAGGGCAAGCAAGGTCATAAGCGGTCACGTGCGCAAAAGGCGGCGCTGACCGGCGATGCAGCCCCGCGTATGCGTACTCGCAAGCAAATCTCTGCCGAGCTGGAGAAGGCGACAGGCGAGCGTGCGGACGTGCTCCGGTGGGTGCTCGGCTTGGATGGTGACGCTGCCCCGCAGGCGGCTGTCGATGCTCGCCAGATGTCGATCGACGAGGCTGCATGAGCTTAGACGCGACAACCTGGGCACGCCATCAGAAGGTCGGCAAGGGGCCGGCGAAATCGGTCTTGATGGCGCTGGCCGACTACGCGAACGAGAACTTTGTTTCGTACCCGAGCGTTGAGACGCTGGTCGCGTGGACAGAGCAGGACCGCAAGACGGTCATGGCGAACCTTGACCGTCTGAAGGAAGGTGGCTGGATCACGGACACGGGCGAGCGTACCGGGCGCACGCGTCAGGTCGTGGTCTACGTCATCAACGTGGCTCGCGGGGTGGAAGTGAAGATCGGGCCGCGAGAGTTATTAACAGGCCCGAATTCGGAACAGTTCCAAAACCGGAACAGTCCCGAAAACGGAACAGTACCGAATTTCACCGGAAACAGTCCCAATTTCGACGGGAAACAGTCCCAAAAACCACCGGAAACAGTCCCAAATTTGGGACACAGAACAGTAGGAACAGTAGAGAACGGTGGGAACGGTGTTGGTGCGCGCGGAACGCGCTTACCCGACGACTGGGTTTTGACCAAGGCATTGGGTGAATGGGCGCTCGCCGAGCAGCCGACGTGGACTGTCGATCACGTCCGCAAGGTTGCCGAGAAGTTCGCTGATCACTGGCGAGCCCAGCCGGGGCAGAAGGGGCGCAAGACCGACTGGGCCGCAACGTGGCGGAACTGGGTTCGCACGGAGAAGCCGCTGTCGGGAGCCCCGAGCGGCGGCGGAAAGCAAGGAGCGCTTGAGGCGAAGAACAGCGAGGTTGCCCGTCGATGGGCGTCAGGAGGTGCGGAATGATCGATTCGAATCGCGGCGAGTTTGCAGACCTGGTCTCGGGCGTCTACGCGTTCTACGGCCGTGAGGCATCCGATTTCGCGTTGAGTGTGTGGTGGGCGGCGATGCAGCCGTTCGACCTTGCCGCCGTGCACGACGCGATGAACCGGCATTGCGTGAATCCGGATAGCGGGCAATTCCTGCCGAAGCCGGCCGACATCGTGAAGATGCTGCAGGGCTCGACGCAGGATTCCGCGCTGGTCGCGTGGGCCAAGGTGGATCGCGCAGTGAGGTCGTGCGGCACCTACAACAGCGTCGTTTTCGACGACACGCTGATTCATCGGGTGATCGTCGAGATGGGCGGCTGGGTGCTGGTCGGCGGGAAGGGCGAGGAGGAATGGCCGTTTGTGCGGAACGAATTCGTCAACCGCTATCGCGGCTACAAGATGCGCAGCGAATCGCCCGACTACCTGCCGGTGTTGATCGGTATGGCGGAAGCGCAGAACAACCGAACCGGGCACAAGAGCCAGGCGCCCGTGCTGATCGGCGATGCGCGCGCGGCCCATCAGGTGATGCTCGGCGGCCAGGACAAACCGATGCTTGGCTTTGTGCGCATGACGCCGGAGCTGGCGGCAAACCGGCCGGCTCCGATGCTTGGTGCGGCATGACGCCTGACGAATGCCGCGAGCGGTTCATGGCCGCAGTGCGGGACGCTCGGGCCGGTCGGAATGGCAAGGCGCACGCGCTTATCACATCGGTGCGGGAACGCTTTGGGGATACGGCAGCCGAGACGGCGCGCCGTGAGTTACGGAATTTCGTGGATAGCGACAGGAAGGCATGACGAAACGAACAGCTTGGCCGATGCGAGTCGAGGCCGGAACGAAGAACGTCGGAACGGCACGCGTGCGCGACGACTCGCGACCGAAGATGACGGCGGCGCAGCAAGCGATCTTCGCGGCGACAGGCAACCGGCCGCAGGTCGACAGTGGATTCGACGAGATTGCCGACGGCTTCGATCCAGGTGCGCCGATACCGCTGTCGATGCAGAAGCCGAAGCGACCGACGAAGTACCGCAACACGAAGTGCGAGCACAACGGCATCAAGTTCGACAGCGCGAAAGAGCGCTCGCGCTGGTTCCACCTCAATCAACTGCAGACGACCGGCCACATCCGCGATCTGGAGCTTCAGGTGGCATTCGTGCTGACCGAGCGCATGCAGCGCGACGACGGGACATGGGAGCGAGCTTCGAAGTACGTGGCCGATTTCGTCTACGTCGACGGCAAGACGGGAAAGCAGGTTGTCGAGGATGTGAAGTCGGCAGCAACGCGGAAGAACCGAGCGTACATCCAGAAGCGCAAAGCGATGCTGGAGAAGTACGGGATCACGATCAAGGAGGTCTGATGGAAAACAAGCGCCCGTGGCGTAAATGGAGTGAGCAGGAAGAATCGGATCTTCGGCGCGTGTGGACGGCCGATGGCCCGATGAAGCAATACCTGGATCTGTTCAATGGCCGAAGCATTGAAGCCGTTTTGTCGCACGGCTTGCTGATGGGTCTCGGAGCCCGGCCGAATCGGAATGCTCAAGCCGGTCATCCGAACGCGTCGGCCATCCTACGCGTGCTCGCACAAGGGTCGATGGAGTCGGTCGAATTGTCGGCGAAAACCGGAATTTCGCGCCGCACGGTCATGAAGCACCTCAAGGTATTGCACGCAGAGGGGCAGGTTTACATCGCTCGATGGGAGCGATTCTGCGAAAGCGGCTACCCGGCACGGGTCTATGCGATCGGGAAGCGCAAGGATGCGCCCCGTCCGGCCGTGCGCACGCCGGGGCAGAAGTGGCAGGACCGCATGACGGACCTGAAGAAGAATCGCCCTGACGAGTACGTGCGCGTGATGGCACGTCGACGCGCGAATGCCCTGAGGCGCGCGGGCACGGTTAAGCGCGACATCGCGGCACGTGCGCTCTTCGGAACGGCGGCGGCATGAAGCGATCCGGCTTCGGCCCACGAAAGAAGCCGCTCGCGCGTGGTTCATGGTCCCGGAAAAGCTCACCGCTGCCCGAGCAGGCCCCGCGAAAGACCGCGATGAAGCGCCGCCCCAAACGCCCGACCGTCGCCGAAGGCTCGAAGTATCTGGCGGCTTGCCGTGGCGAGCCGTGCTATCTGCGCGTGTCAGGCGTCTGTCGCTTTAATCCGCTCGACGAAACCGTGGTGCCGTGCCACTCGAACCAATCGCGGCACGGGAAGGCAGGTCTGCTGAAGGCAAAAAACGAATTCACGGTTCCAGGCTGCATGTTGTGCCACGCATGGATTGACCAGAACCGCGTCGGCACGACGAAGCAGGCCAAGTTCGAGGTTTGGGATCGGGCATTTGAGGAATGGGCGCCGGTGCGCTCTCGAAAGATGGGAGAAGTGAATTGCCAGTGATTCTGACTGTGCAGTTGCCTGCGGGGCGGCACTGCTTCAAGCGAAAGCACGGCATGGGGCCGGCGATCAGCTCCGAGATGCACCGGCCGCTTGTGACCACCGTATACCGCATCGCCCGAATTCCGACCGTCAAGCGCCAACTGCTCACGGTCGTCGAGGTCGATGCATTCATCCCGGAGCGACATCGGACGCACATCGCATCGAGTGATCCGCGATGGGTAGAGCCGGGCGTCTTGCGAACGAAGGCGTACTGGGTCGACAACAAGAAGTCGCGCGTGCTCGGGCAGTTCCTTGAGAGCGGTGCGTTCGAATTGGATTTGAGGGAGGTGGAATGAGCGCACACGCATACATCTTCTATGCCGATGTGCCGAAACGGTTGGTCGAGTCGGCTGTGCAGCATCGAGACAGCGAGACGGGCGCGCAGCTCGTAGCGTTCGACGAATGCCCGTACAGCGGCGAGATCACGGAAACGCAACACGGCATCCAGATCGAGTACTCGTGGCCGGTCAACGTTACCTATCGGCACGCGCTCGGCGACTGGTTCACGCACCACGGCATCAGCTTCACGGTCGTCATGTGACGGCGCGGCAAGCGGTTCAAGCGTGTTTGTCAGAAACACTTGGAGAATAGTCCACATGAGAGATTTGCCGAAGAGCGTGCAGGAAATCGCGGACGTGATCGGCCGTGACAAGGCGCTGCATCTGGTCCGCAGTTTGCCGACCTATGTAGCCGGCAAGCCGGGCAAGCGGTGCACGCGAGTGATGCTGTACGTTCCGCAGCGGTTGCGCATGGATCATCCGCTGGTGCTGATCCTGGGCTTCGAGGATGCGGCGAAGATGGTTGACCACTTCGGCGGCGAATGCCTGCAACCGGCGAACTGTTCTGGCAACAAGGGTGGTCGTCCGAAGAAAAACCCCGACGTGGAAATAAAGGAACCCGAATCACAGAATGGCGACGTTATCCACCACGGGGTTTTGTCCATGCTGATGCCTTTCCACGGGGTTGCCCGTGCTTGAGTTCATCCACCGGTATTTTCCTGGCGCGGAATGGGCCGTTGCTGCCTTGTTCGGCTCCATGGTCGCGGTGCCGTTTCATGACGAGCTGAAGACGAAACGCGGGTTCGCCGTGTTCGTCTTTACGGGCGTTGTGTGCGGTTACTTCCTGACCGTGCCGACCATCCGCTACTTCCACATCAATCAAGACTCGGCCGGCGGCGTTGGCTTCTTGCTCGGTGCGTTCGGCGGCTCGCTGATTTCCGCCTTCCTTCGGGCGATCAAAGAAGCGGATCTGTGGGCGCTGGTGAAGTCGCGTTTCGGGGGCGGCGGCCAATGACCACCATCAACGTGATAGCCGCTTTCGTGCTGATGGTGTGGGCGTGCTGGTGCGGTTTCTCACGGAGCGTCAATGACGGGATCGTGGGCAAGTGCATCTATGCCTTCATCGCGGTGGCATCGCTTGCGATCGTCGTCGGAGAAGCCGAGTTGCAGACGTATCGAATCCTGGTCGTCTGCTTTGCAGCTCTGGGCGTGCGGCATTACTACCTGCGCTACCTGAAGAAGCGCGTTTTCAAGAGGGCAACGAGCTAATGGCACGAATCAGTGCGCAACAGGCCGGCGGACAGAACCGCGTGGCATTTCTCGACATGATCGCTGCGAGCGAAATCGGCTCGGCACTTCTGGCGAAATCGGACAACGGCTACAACGTGTTGGTCGGCTCGACGCCGGCAAAGCCGATGCTGTTCGCGTCGTATGTGGCGCATCCGAACGTCTACAACACGGTCATGAATTCGACCGCAGCAGGACGCTACCAACTGCTGTTCCGTTGGTGGGTGCCGTACCAGAAGCAACTGAAGCTTCCGGACTTCAGCCCGCTGTCGCAGGACCTGGTGGCGTTGCAGCAGATTCGCGAGCGGAAGGCGTTGCCGCTGATCGACGCAGGCCAGATTTCGGCGGCTATCGGAGCGTGCTCGAACATCTGGGCGTCGCTGCCGGGGAATGGCTACGGGCAGCACATGAACGAACTGTCGTTCCTGACGCGGGCATACCAGGCGGCTGGTGGGGTGGTGGCGGTATGAATGCGCAAATGAAAGTGTGCAAGACATGCCCCGGTGCATACCGAGTGTTTGATACCGAGTCGGGGCAGTGCTTCATGTGCAGAAGCGGTGGCCTGTTCCGCGACGGCAAGCCGGTGATTCCGCAGCCGCAGCCGATTTCCCGCGGCGCCGATCCGGTTCGGTGGATGCCGAGCAAGGGTGAGCTGGTCCTGGCCGTGGTGTGCGTGGCCGTATTTGTGGCTGGCATGTTCGCCGGTCGTTATGGAGCAGTGCCGGTTTGCGAGCCGGCGCATCAATCGAGGGTCTATCAAGCATGAATACCGATCAGGTCATCCAACAGCCGCAGTTCAATCGCATGGGGCCGACGCCGGTTCATCGCGATCCGGTGCCGAGCTATCAAACGCCCGTGGCACCTGAAACGCGTGGCGACATTCCGAGGAATGCAGGCGCATGAGCATCTACGCGAGAGTGGTAGGTGTCGGCCTGGTCGTATTGGCCCTGGTCGCGTTCGGCTGGTACGAGCGCCATGCGGGCTACGAGCGTGGCGCGGCGGACGTGCAGGACCGCTGGGACCGGCAAACGGCCCAGGCGAGCCAGCAAGCGCAAGCGGCTATCGCGCAAGCGGCCAGCGATGCCCTGGCGAATTCCCACGCGGCGGGGGTGGTATCGACCGCAGCAGAACAGCATCAGGCGAACGTCGCCCAGGTGCATGACCGACTGACGAAGCGAGTGCAGGACTATGCGAAATCTCAATCCGTATCGAGCGCGACACATGGCCAACCGAATGCGGATCAATCTGGCCGTGCTGATGGCCTTGTCCTGGATGCTGTCGGGCTGCGCATCTGGAACGATGCCAACGCCGGCACTGGTGGCGGTAACGGCAGCGCATCCGCAGGTGCGAGTGTCGCTGATGCAGGAGTGTCCGCAGCAGCTACCGGCGGCCGCTGACGGTCGGGTGGAAACGCTGCTTCAGAACCATGTGGACGTGGCCAGTCAGTACCACGCATGCCAGCAGCGCCATGCCGATCTGGTGGAAGCAGTGCGAACGCAGGTGGGGATTGACATCGCGCCGTGATCGGTGGCTGGAAAGGCTGGTTATCCACAGGTTATCCACTTGTGGATAACTTGCGGGTCCTTCCGGGAGGGAGTGCCTGCGGGGGGCAAAGCACCGCGGCTTTCAAAATCTGAGAGAGTTTTTTGAGCGCGGACTACGACTATCACCCCGACCGTAAGCAGTTGACGGCGAAACAGAAAGTGATTTTCCGGAAGTAGTTTACCTATGTCAACACGGGGAAAGGGAAGGGTAGTCAACCGCGCTGACCTGGCGGAAATCCACGGCGTTGCGCTGACGACCATCGACGCCTGGGTGCGCGCCGGGTGTCCGGTGCTGCAACGCGGCTCGCGCGGTATCGAATGGGCGTTCAACACGGCCGACGTGGCCCGCTGGCGCGAGGACGAGCGCGCGAAAGCCGCCGCCGGCACTGTGCCGGACGACGTGGAAAAGCTGGAGCTGCGCAAGCTCCAAGCCGAAACGCTCACGGCAGAGCTGAAGCTGGCGAAGGAGCGGGACGCCGTGGCACCAGTTGCCGAGTTCGAGAAGGCCACAGCCCGCCTGCTTGCCACCATCCGGACGAATATGCTCAACATCCCCGCGCGCGCGGCACTCCGGCTGCTGGGCGAAACGAACGAGACAGCGTTTAAACGAGTTTTGCGCGAAGAAATCACCCTGGCGCTGGAAACGTCGGCCGACGCTGACGTAGTGCTGGACGACGACGAAGAAGAACAGGATGACGAAGAATGAACAAGCCAAAAATCCGCACCACTACGACGGCGCGCGTTACCGTCCAGCTCGAAGTCGAGACGGGTTCATGGGGGCCGGAATGTGGCCTGGACCAGGTATATCGACAGGCCGCGCAATCGGCGGAAGGCAAGGTGCGCGCCGCGTTCGGGGCCGAGGCATCGCGCATGGAGGTGCGAGCCGTCAGCGTCGATGCAGTCACGACACGAACCAATCTTTCGTCGTAAGGGGCGATAACGCCATTCATGCGTCACCTGTTCAGCAATATCCCCGCCGTCGCGCGCGCCGTTCGCCGTGCCGCACGCAACCTGGTCCCACCCGCCCACATGCTGCCGTCGCAGTGGGCCGAAGCGAACCTGAAAATCCCCGTCGGCAACTCCGTGCCGGGGCTGATTCGCTTCGACAACGCGCCGTACCAACGCGGCATGATCGACGTTATCGTGGAACCCGGCATCCGCCGGGTGTCCTACATGACGGGCGCCCAGCTTGGCAAAACGACCGTCCAGCAGGGCATATCCGGCTACTTCATCGAACACGACCCACGCAGCCAGATTTTCATCCAGCCGACCCAGGGCGACGTCCAGACGTTCCAGGAAACGAAGCTGCGCCCGATGCTGGACGCGAACCCGAAAATCGCGAAGTGTATGGCGAAGGCGCGCGGCCGCGAAGGGGTGAACAACAGCCGGATTATTTCGTACATCGGCGGCTGGCTGATGTTCGGCTGGGCAGGATCGCCGCGGACGCTGCGCGGCCGTTCCGCGCCTGTTACCCAGGCCGACGAAGTGGACGGCATGCTGACCGACACGGGCGAAGGCGATCCGCTGGAACTGCTTGACCAGCGTTCGGCGACGTTCGGGGACTTGCGCCTACGCACCGAGAGCAGCACGCCGACCATCAAGGGCGCTTCGCGTATCGAAACCGCGTTTCTCGCAGGCGACCAGCGGCGCTTTGACGTGCCATGCCCCGATTGCGGCGAGCTTCAATATTTGAAATGGTCGAGCGTCATTTGGAATGGCCGCGACAATCTGGAGGGCGAGCAAGACCCCGACAGCGCGCGCTACGTATGCGAGCACTGCGGCAGCGCGTGGGACGACGGGCAGCGCATCGCGGCGATCCGCACGGCCGAATCTAAGGGCGGCGGCTGGAAGGCTGCGAAGCCGTTCAAGGGCCACGCATCTTTCCACGCGCCCGAGATGCTTTCGACGTTCCGCAAGCTGCGCGACATCGTGCAGTCCTACCTGGACAAGCTGGCGGCCGGCGATCTGCAATCGTTCGTCAACGTGTCTCTGGCCGAAACCTTCGAGGAAACCGCAGAGAAGGCGGACGCGGACGCGCTTCTCAACCGGCGCGAGGTGTATGCGGCCACGGTGCCGATGCACGGCCTCTACCTGACTGCCGGGGTTGACATGCAGCCCGACCGACTGGAGGTCGAAATCGTGGCGTGGGGGCTGTTCGAGCGGTCATGGTCCGTTGCGTACCGCGTGCTGTGGGGCGATCCGCTGGCGGGCGACGTATGGAACGACCTGGACGACTTGCTGGCCGAGGAGTGGCAGCACGAAAGCGGGGCCATGCTGAAAGTTCAGTCCACGTGCGTGGACACCGGCGGCAACAAGGGCTATACGCAGAGCGCCTATGAGTACGTGCGCGCTCGGCCTGGGCGTCGCATCTTTGCAATCAAGGGCATAGGTGGCTGGGGCCGCGAGATTGTCGAGAAGCCGCAGCGCAAGCAGTCCGGCAAGCGCAGCCGGAAAGTAGATCTGTTCCTGGTCGGGACGGACGAAGCGAAGCTGGTCACGATGCGCCGCCTGGCGCAGCCGAAGGATGGCCCTGGATATTGCCACTTCCCCATTGACGAAGACCACGGTGAGGAATATTTCAAGCAGCTCACGGCCGAAAAGCTGGTGACGAAGTACGTGCGCGGGTTCCCGACGCGGGAATGGCAGAAGCCTGAAAAGGCGCGCAACGAGGCCCTGGACTGCCGCGTTTACGCGCTCGCCGCGCTGAAGATCATGAATCCAAGCATGAAAGTGCTGGCAAAAAGGCTCATTTTGGATACCGAAAAGAATATCCAGAGCGAAGAAACCCCGGAAAGCACCGAAAAATGGGCGGAAACCGTCGCAAATAGGGCTATCCGGCTGAAAGAGACGCTGGAGAACGTCCGCGATATCGCCAGCGCGGAGAAGCGAAACCCACACGTGGAACCGGATGCCCGAAACGGCAAAACTCCGGTTATCAAACGGGCGAAATCGCTTACCGCAGGCCGTCGCCGTGGGGGGTTCGCCACAAACTGGTAACACATGCGCGGCCAATTTCCGACCAGCATTCGTGCAGGCGTCACATTTGATCAAACCTTTCGGCTGAACCAGTACGAAGCGCCCACGTGGGCGCTTTCCGTGCTGCTGCGCGGCCCGAACGCCATCAACATTTCCAGTAGCGCCGCCGACAGCGGCGCGCACCGCGCGCAGGCCGACGCGACGACAACGGCAGCCTGGCCCGCCGGCGAATACCTGTACTCGGTGCGCGTTACTTCCGGCGCAGTGGTGCTAGAAGTCGCAAGCGGCCTGGTCACGGTCGAAGCCGACCTGATGAGCATGCAGGACGGCGCTGACGCGCGCTCGCATGCCCAGCGCACCCTGGATGCCCTTGAGGCCGTGGTCGAGAAGCGCGCGACGCGCGACCAGGAGCGCTACACGATCAACAACCGCGAGCTGTGGCGCACGCCGATTGGTGATCTGCTGAAGCTGCGGGACTACTACCGCGCCGAGCTGGCCCGCATGAAGGCGGCCCAGCGTGGGAATCTGTTCGGGCGACAGGTAAGGGCGGTGTTCTGACATGGGCCTGTTCGATTTCATCCGCTCGCGCGGGGGCATGTCAGCGAAGCGCGCCCAGGTCCCCGACGCACGCCCGGCGCAGGCAATGCGCGCCGCAGCGCGAGCCATCCGTTCAGCGTTCGAGTTCAAGGCCGCCGCCGGTGGCCGGCTGACAGGTGGATGGTCCGCAACGACCGTTCCGGCGGACTGGATCATCACGCGAAACCTTCGTCCGCTGGTCGCGCGCTCGCGCGAGCAGTGCATGAACAACGACTACGCGAAGTCGTTCCTGCGCCTGTGCCGACAAAACATCGTCGGCCAGAACGGCGTCGTCATGAAAGCCGCTTTCAAGAAGCCGCGCGGCGGCATGGATGCGGAAGTCAACGCGGCGCTGCGTAGCGCCTGGGCGAAGTGGGGGCACAAGAAGAACGCAAGCGTTACCGGTAAGCGTTCGTGGGCTGCGATCCAGCGGCAGTGCGTGCAGAGTGCGGCGCAGGATGGTGAATTCTTCGTCCGCATCGTGACGGGTGCCGACGCGGGCCCGTGGGGCTTCTCGCTTCAGGTCATCGACCCGCTGCGGGTCCCGATCGACTACAACGTCGACCAGTACAACCACAAGAATTTCATTCGGCACGGCATCGAGTTCACGCAATACGGGCGTCCTGTCGCGTACCACTTGACGACGGTCGACGAGGGCGAAGCCGAATACCAATACGGTGGCGTCGGATGTGTCCGTGTGCCGGCGGATGAAATGGTTCACGGGTTCATCGAAGACCTGGTGGGCCAAAAGCGCGGTCTGCCGTGGATGGCCACGGCGCTGTTCCGCTTGAATCACATGGCGGGCTTCGAGGACGCGGCTATCATCAACGCGCGCGTGGGCGCGTCGAAGATGGGCTTCGTTCAGTGGCAAGAAGGCCGCGCGCCTGAATTCGATGATGGCGACGAGCCGGGCCTGGAGTTCGACGCCGAGCCGGGTACGTTTCCTGTTCTCCCCGATGGCGCGGAGCTGAAGGAGTGGCTGCCGCAGTATCCGGCGGGCGAGTTCCTTCCGGTCTACAAAACGCTGCTGCGCGGTGCGTCTGCCGGCATGGGCGTGGCCTACAACAACCTGGCGAACGACCTGGAGAACGTCAATTTCTCCAGCATCCGCCAGGGCACGCTGGACGAGCGCGAGCACTGGAAGGAAATGCAGGAATGGCTTATCGAAGACCTGATTCAGCCGGTCTTCGAAGCGTGGCTTCGCTACAGCCTGCTGAAGGGCCGAATCAAGGCGAGCAATGGCACCCCCCTGTCTGCCGCGCTTCTTGAAAAACTCACCGATGCAGTGACCTGGCAGCCGCGCCGCTGGCAGTGGATCGACCCGACCGCAGACGTTGAGGCGGCCATCAACTCCATGAATGCGCTGTTGGCGAGCCCTGGCCAGATCATCCGCGATTGGGGTAACGACCCATCCGAAGTGTGGGGAGAGTTCGCGGCAGACATCAAGGCGATGAAAGACGCCGGCATTCCTGAGCAATACATCATGGGCCTGCTTTCCGGAAAGCTGGCCAATCCGACCGCGAGCGAAGGCGCGCACCCGAATAGCTAAGAACATGCCCGAAATCAAAGACCAACTTTCCGTTCGCGAAATCAACAGCCGGGGCGACTTCGTGCGCCAGGCCGAAGTCTCCAGCATCAACGTGGAAGCCCGCACGGTCGAGCTTGCATTTTCTTCGGAAACGCCGGTGCGCCAGTGGTACGGCATGGAGATTCTTTCCCACGAGCCTGGCGCGGCCGACCTGTCACGTTTAAACGATGGCGGGGCCAACCTGATGGACCACAACTGGAGCGACCAGGTCGGCGTCATCGAATCGGCGCAGATCGACGGCGACCGGCGCGGCCGTGCCGTAGTGCGCTTCGGCAACAGTGCGCGCGCCAATGAAATTTTCCAGGACGTGCAGGACAGAATCCGCCGTCATGTGTCCGTCGGCTATCGCGTCCTGGAAATCGTTCTGACGGAGCAAAGTGAGGATGGCCCGGACGTGTACACCGTCACGCGCTGGCTGCCCTATGAAATCAGTTGGGTGGCCGTGCCGGCCGATACGACGGTGGGCGTTGGTCGCTCGCTCGCACCGGAAAACCCACACGTGGAACCCGTGGCCGTGCCGCAAGAGAATCAGCCCGTGCCCAGTGTTGGGCGAAGCGAAAACAATTTGACAGGACAGCGAAACATGCCCACTACGGCTCAGGAGCCGCAACAAACCATCGACACCAACGCGGTGCGCCGCGAGGGTAGCGAAGCCGAGCGCAACCGCGTTCGCGAAATCATCGAAATGGGCGACCAGTATGGCGCGGCCGACCTGGCGCGCGACTTCGTGAAAGACGGCAAGTCGGCTACCGAGTTCCAGCGTGCGCTGCTGGCACACATCGAACAGCGCCAATCGCGTCCGCTGTCGGACCAGACTCGTGATGCAGCGGTTGGCTTGACCGACAAGGAAGTCGGCCAGTATCGCTTCATGAACGTGGTTCGTGCGCTGGCGAATCCGACCGATCGGAAGGCGCAGGAAGGTGCGGCGTTCGAGATCGAGGCGAGCCGTGCGGCCGCCGACAAGCTGGGCAAGGAAGCGCAGGGCATTCTGGTGCCGCCTGAGGTTCTGGCGCGCTCGCTGAACATGGGTTCGAACGGCCAGACGGGAGCGGGCAGCACGGGCGGGGCGTCCGTCGCGACCGACCTGATGGCCAGCTCGTTCATCGATCTGCTGAAGAACGCGACCACCATCATGCGCCTGGGCCGCACGCTCGGCGGCCTGGTCGGAAACATCGATATTCCGAAGAAGACGGCGCGCTCGCAGGGCTACTGGGTCGGCGAAGAAGACAACGCGCCGGAACAGGAGATGGACATGGGCCAGATCGCGCTGTCGCCGAAGACTGTCGCCGCCTACTCGGACGCTACGCGCCGGCTGATGCAGCAATCGAGCTTGGACGTGGAGGCGCTGATGCGCGCTGACCTGGCTGAAGCCCTGGGTCTGGCCATCGACCTGGCGGGCTACTACGGCTCGGGCAGCGACCATCAACCGCGCGGTATCGCGAACTACACGGGCATCAACGCCGTTTCGTTTGCTGGCCAGTTCCCGGCCTACGCTGAAGTCGTGGCGATGGAAACGGCTATCGCGTCGAAGAACGCGGCCGTGGCGAACATGGCCTATGTCATGGACGCGGCGACCAAGGGTGCGGCGAAGACCACCCAAAAATTCCCCGGAACACCGACCGGCGCGACCCTGTGGGAGCAGGGAGACACCATGAACGGCTACCGCACGGAGGTGACGAACCAGCTTCACGACGGCGACGTGTTCATGGGCAACTTCGCGGACCTGATCATCGCGCTATGGGGTGGCCTGGACCTGACGGTCGACAAAATGTCCCTTTCGAAGTCGGGCGGTACGCGGATCGTCGTGTTCCAAGACGTGGATTTCGCTCTGCGACGCGTCGAGTCGTTCGCGCTGGGCCGCAAGAAGGCTGGTGCATAACGGGCAGCGCCCGGTAGTAACGAAAACGGGCCGCACTGACGCGGCCCGTTTTGCAAGAGGATATGAAAATGGCTTTCGAGCGTGGCGTAGTGGTGGAGCTGACGCGACCGGTGTTCGTGGACGGCGAAATGATGGAGGCAGGCGAGCTGGTGGAGGTGCCTGCGAGCGATGCGCGCGCGATGAAGGCGCGGAAACAGGCGCGAGACCCGCAGGAGCGGGCCGGCAAGGGTGCGGCAAAGGGTAGGGGTGCCTGATGCCTTCGCATCCGTCCTGGGACGATTTGGGCGAATTTCTCGAGTCCGACGACTTCGCCAGCCTGGCGACCATCACGCTGAAGGGCGGGGCGGTGCTGCGCGATGTGGCGGGCATCTTTGACGAACCGGGCATGTCCGCGGCGATCGGCACGTTCGAGCAGGACACGACGCGGCCGACATTCCTTTGTAAGTGGTCGGACGTTTCGGCGGTGCGTCGTGGCGACCTGTTCGTGATTCCCGACGACGCCGGCATGCCGAAGAACTATGAGGCGCACAAGACGCCAGCGCGAACTGGTGACGGCATGGCCGTGGTGTCTCTGGAGCCATCGCTTTGATCGATATCTCGATAGACGAAATCGGCGTGGAAAGCGTCGAAGCGTTCCTGGCCGCCACGCCGAAACAGGTTGACGCGGCGATGGCGTCTACGTTCATCAAGATGGCCCGGTGGCTTACCACCAAGTCGGTGCGCGAGCTGGCGAAGCATTTGAAGCTACCGCAGAAGGAGGTGCGCAGGCGTCTGCGCACCTTTCGCCTGGCGCGTGTGGCGGGCGGCAAGGGCGTGTGTGTCTGGTACGGCCTGGACCCGATGGGCATGATCCACCTGAATGCCAGGCAGACGAGGCAGGGCGTTACTGCCTACGGTGGGCGCTTTGTGAAGGGCGCATTTATCGCGAACGGTCGAGCCGGAGCGGGCGGTCCAGCATCGAGCAATCGCCAGGTGTTCGTCCGCGAAGGGAAGGCGCGTCTGCCAATCAAGAAGGTAACGGTGGAGCTGGGCGACGCGGCGCAGACGTACATCGAAGACCACCTGCTGTCCGGCGCGCAATTCACCGCGCGGTTTTTCAAAGTGTTCGAACACGAGCTGAAATGGCGACAAACACGGTAGTTCAGGTATCGGCATATCAGGATGCCGTGACGGCTCAAATCCGGGCCGTGTTCCCTGACTTCAAAACGGTGGAGTTTGACCGCGAAGAAGTGGACCGCGACGAGCTGGAGGCCTGCGACTTGCCGGCGATCCTTCTTGACCTGAGCGAGTTCGAAGAGGCCGGCGAAGACGATCGTGGCAACGGCCAATTGCCGATGCGCGGGCGCGTCGAGGCGTACATGGTCATCGGGTATCGCACGACGCGAGCGAAGACCGCAGCGCGCGCGGCTGCCGGCACCCTGGCTGCCTGGTTGCGTCTGAAGCGCTTCACGGGCGAGAACGTATGGACTGAGCCGGCGAAGGTGATCGGGGCATATCGCGACGACTTCGCGCCAGGCATGGACCGATACGTGGTTTGGCGCGTGGAGTGGTCGCAGGTTTTGCACCTGGGCGAAGACGTTTGGAAGGATGGCGGCACGACGCCGAGCAACCCGACTTACAGCTTTGCGCCAGACATTGGCTTGGGGAACGAGGCGCATTACCAGCCGCTGCTTCCAACGGGATTGCGGGCACGATGAGTCAAGACATTGGCGAGCTGCAGCGACAGATTTCCCAGCTTGTCCGCATCGGCGTGGTGGTCGAGCTGGTCGCAGGAACCGACACGGCAATCGTGGAGATTGGCGGGGTCAATTCTGACCCGATGCAATGGACGACGCAGCGCGCCGGGCCTGACGCGGATTGGTGGGCGCCAGAGCCTGGCGAGCAGGTAGTGGTGTTCGCGCCGTTCGGCGACATGGCCCAGGCGTTCATCGCTTTCTCGCTGTACCAGGACCAGTTCGCCGCGCCGTCCACGAATCCGAATGTGCGCCGCCGGACGTACAAGGATGGCGCGGTGGAGCAGTACGACCGCAGCGCGCACGCCTACCTGATTTCCATCCCGAGCGGTGGCAGCTTCACGGTTCAGGTTGGCGGCTCGTCCATGACGCTCACTGACGGAAAACTGACGTTTAACGTGTCGCAGGTCGAGCACGTTGGCGACCAGGCGACGTTCGGCGGCCAGGCGGTGGTGAAAAAGCTGCTGACCTGGTTGTCTGGTGTCGCGGGCAACGCAGGGAGTGGTGGCGGCGCAAACAGCATCCAGGGCGGCGTCAACGTGACGCAAGGCGATGTGGTTGTGGATGGTATCGGCGTGAAGGCTCACCACCACATCGAGCACGACGGGCCGCCTACCGGTTCCGCCCAGGCGTAAGACTAAACCCACACGTGGAACGGGGGGCTGGCGAAAGCCAGAATCCCGTCCATGAACGGCACCTGCTCCACGACCGGAAAACCGCTTTCCGGCATTGCTCACCTGAAGCAATCCATTGCGGACATCCTGAATACCCCGAAGGGTAGCAGGGTGATGCGTCGCGAGTACGGAAGCGATCTGCCGGACCTGGTGGACGCCCCCATGAATCTCTCCACTCTGTCGCGCATCTACGCGGCGACCGCGCGCGCGATTCATCGGTGGGAGCCGCGCTTCAAGGTGCGGAAAGTGACGGTGGTGAACGCGCAGCCTGGCGCGCTGGAGCTGGACCTGTACGGCACGTATCTGCCGGACGGTCAGCCGGTAAAGCTTGACGGCATTCGGGTGTCGTAATGTCGAGCGCCTATATCGCCGTCGATCTTTCGACGCTTCCGCCGCCGCAGATTATCGAAGCCCTGGATTTCGATACGGTTTTCGCGGATTTGCTGGCCGACGTAATTTCGCGAGACAGCACCTTTACCGCGCTCGTTGAATCAGATCCGATGTACAAGGCTCTGCAGGTCGCCGCGTATCGCGAAACCTTGCTGCGTCAGCGCATAAATGAGGCGGCGCAGGCGCTGCTGTTGGCGTATGCCGTGGATGGCGACCTGGATCAGCTTGGCGCGAATTTCGACGTCCAGCGCCTGGTGGTCACGCCGGCAGACAACACAACCATTCCGCCAACACCGGCCGTCATGGAGCGGGACGAAGCGTTCCGCGCACGCATTCAGCAGTCTTTCGAAGGCTTCAGCAGTGCTGGCCCGGTTGGCGCGTACCAGTTCCATGCGCTTTCCGCGTCTGGCCTGGTGCTCGACGTGAGCGTTACGACGCCGCAGGCGGGGACGGTGCTAGTCACTATCCTGCATGCGAACGGTGACGGCGGGGCGGCGAATGACGTGAATGGTGCGCTGATTGCGACCGTACGCGCCGCGCTCAATGCTGACAACGTGCGCCCGCTGTGCGACACGGTTATTGTGCAGTTCGCGACGATTCTTCCGTACTCCATCAACGCAACGTTGGAAATCGACGCGACGGTGGACCAGGACGCGGTGCTGTCGCTCGCGCGAGCGCAGGCGCAGGTGTACGCGAACAGGGTTCACAAGTGCGGTGGCGCTCCAACTATCGCGGGCGTCTATGCCGCTCTGTGGGTGACGGGCGTTCAAAACGTGACGCTGAACGCGCCGGGCATCCAGGCCGACATGACCGCAGCAAAGACGCAGGCGTCGTATTGCACTGGTGTGACGGTAGGCGGGGTGAAGGTCTGATGGCGGACGCCAGCCTGCTGCCGCCGAGTGCGACGAGGCAAGAGCGCGCGATTGCGCTGTCTCTCGCGCGCCTGTCTGCCGTTCCGGTCCCGCTTCGAACGCTCTACAACCCGGCAACGTGCCCGCTTGATCTTTTGCCGTGGCTCGCGTGGTCGTTCTCGGTCGGCGAATGGGATAGCGCCTGGCCAGAAGCGACGAAGCGCGCCGTTATCGCGTCCAGCGTTGCGGTGCATCGGATCAAGGGCACGAAAGCGTCTATCACGATGGCGCTGGCTGCGGCGGGCTATCCGGACGCGACGGTCATCGAGGGCGATTCGGATAACACATACAACGGCGCTGTGCAGTTCGATGGCAAGGCGACACATGGGGCGGCGAGCACGACGAATTGGGCGCATTACCGCGTGCGCCTTGGTCATCCGATTTCAAACGTGCAGGCCGAGCAGGTGAAGCGAATCCTGGCGGCGACAGCGCCAGCGCGGTGCGTGTTGGTGGCTCTCGAATTCGATGCTGTGGCCGCGACATATAACGCGGCGATTAATTTCGATGGCACCTATAACTATGGGATTGTTGGCTGATGGCAAATCAACCTGAGCAGGATCAATGGGACGCCGGAGTCTATCAGATCGAAAAGACTGATCCGGTTCTGGGCGGCCTTGGCGGCATTGCGAACGCGCCGCTGCTGAACCTGGCGAATCGCACGAAGTACCTCTACAGCCGCATTCAGGAAATTTTGGGCGTCAGCAAGGGCTACGCGATCGCCGGCGGGACGGCAAACGCTATCACGTGCAGCTACACGCCGGCCGTTTCGGCCATCGCTGACGGGCAGACGTTTAAGGGCAAGGTGGCGGGGGCCAACACGGGGGCAACGACGTTCACGCCGAACCCGGCGGCGCAGGGCGGCATTGCGCCGCTTCCGGTTTATGGGCTAGATCTTCAGCCGCTGTCTGGTGGCGAAATCGTCGGGCAGTTCGCTGTTCAGTACAACGCGAGCCTGAACAGCGGCGGCGGCGCATTCGTCCTGGTTGAAAACCCTGGCGGTATCGTTCGTGCCGTCGCCCCGGCGCTGACGGACAACAGCGCGGCGAGCGCCCCCACGTCGTGGATTCGCACCCTGTTCGCACCGCTCGCGTCGCCGGCATTCACGGGCAGTCCACAGGCGCCCGTGGCGGCGCAATTCGATAACACCACGCGGCTGGCTACTATGTCGGCGCTGATGCGGGATCGGTTCGGCTTTTCTGGCTTCGCGTATTTCAATGCCAACGCTAATTTGCCAGCCTCGGCACTTGGCAGCGTGATCGATTGCGCGCTTGGCTCGGGGTCGTACACGCTGACGCTACCGGCATTGACTCCGGCTATGTCTGGGAGCGCGATCAAGTTCGTCTCCTATTCGAAAAACCCGGTATTCGTTGCCAGCGGATCGGCTACAAAGATTTGGCTAGGCTTTAGTGGCGCTGGCTCTGGAAGCTCATTTCCTCTCCAGAACGGGGATACGGCGACGCTCATCACAGATGGTTTCGCGTGGTACGTGATCGATGGGTCAGTTCTGCTTCCGTATGCGGCCCGATCGGCATTTATGGTATTCGCGTCATATGCGCAGAGCATTGCAAGCGCCGTTTCCACGAAAGTCATGCTGGACAGCAAGGAATTCGACGTGCTTGGCGAATTCGACGTAACCACTTCTCGTTTCCGCCCGAGTACGCCGGGAAAATACTTGCTTAGTGGAACTGTCGATATTGCTGCTGGGGTCGTCGGGGCCGGTGCCTTGGGTTTCTTATACAAGAACGGCGGCCAATACAAGGCTGGAGCAACCACCCGATTTGCGGCCACAACCCATACGGGCGCGTCGGTCACTGCGGTTGTTGACATGAACGGCTCGACTGACTACGTAGAGTTGTTCGCATACCAAGATACGAACGCGACGCAGTATATTGCAGCGGGCATGCTCGCCACGTATTTCTCAGGCATTCGGGTGGGGTAAAGAAAATGGATATTTGCCAAACTATCAAATATTTGTACCCCGATGCGCGGGCTGGCATTGACTTCTTTCTGGAGGACCACGGAGATGGCCCGATTATCGCGTGGTGGAGCATGAGCCAGCCACAGCCGACCGTCGACCAATTGAACGCAGAGTGGCAGGCTTGCCAGCTTTCGATTGCAAAGACGGCGAGTATCGCCGCGCTGAATGCCGCGTGCCAGACGGCCATCGTGGCTGGTTTCACTTCGTCTGCGCTGGGGGTGTCTACCTTCTACCCGACGACGGACACCGACCAACGCAACCTTCAGAGTTCCGCCCTGGCTGCCGCATGGAACGCTGGAACGGCGGGCTGGCGCGTGTCCCTGTGGTGCCAGCAGGGCGACGCCTGGGCGTATGTCACGCACACGGCCCAACAGGTGCAGCAAGTGAACGCGGATTGGGTGACGTTTCGCGCATCTGCGCAACAGAAGTATGCGGCCGCCATCGACCAGGTGAACGCAGCTACGACCGTGGACGCCGTGCGCGCAGTCGTGGTCTAGCCGCTGGAATCGTTTAAACAGAATAGCCGCCCACGGGCGGCTTTTTTGCGCTTAAACCCCCACGTGGAACGTAAGTCATGCAAACGAGATTATGTCGGCAATCTGAAACTAGACCGTCACATAGGCCAACATGAGCACCACTGACTTTTTGCATGGCGTCGAGGTCCTGGACATTGACGACGGCCCGCGCAGCATCAGCGTTGCATCGAGTTCCGTAATCGGCATCGTTGGCACTGCGCCGAATGCCGACCCGATCGCATTCCCGCTCAATAAGCCGGTTCTCATTGCCGGCTCGCGAAAAGAAGCGGCGAAGCTGGTTGCACTCAGCACGTCGGCCGACAGCGGCACGCTGCCGGATGCCATCGATTCCATCCTGAACCAGGCGAAAGCGGTTATCGTCGTCGTGCGTGTTGACGTTGCGCAGGATGCGGCAGCGCAGCGTGCGCTGGTGATTGGCGGGACGGACGCGAACGGCAACTATACGGGTCTTCAGTCGCTGATGGCGTCGGAGCATGAGCTGGGATTCAAGCCGCGCATCGTCATCGCGCCGGGCTTCACGCACCAGCGCGTCGCCGACGGCGTTTCGACGCTTTCTGTTGACACGCACGGCGCTGGCTATACCGATGGCACGTATACGCTGGACGTGTCTGGCAGTGGCAGCGGCGCTGGCGCACTGGCTACCGCAGTCGTGAAGAATGGCGCGGTGTCGTCCTGCACGCTGACGCGCAACGGCTTCCATTACACGCAGCCGCCCACGTTCGCCATGCCGGCAGCGGCCGGCGCGCCGGCCGAGGCGGCGGTGTTCCATGCGACGGTTGGCGTCGTCGGCAACGCCGTGGTGGGCGTTCTGCAGGGCACCATCCTGAATTCGCTGCGCGCGATCGCAATCGCGGACGGCCCTGGCACGACCGATGCCGACGCAATCGCGTATGCCGGCGATTTCGGTAGCAAGCGCATCTACCTGGTTGACCCGCCGGTCACTAAGACCGATTCGAGCGGCAATAACGTGGTTTCCTACGCGAGCGCATGCGCCGCCGGCCTGCTGGCCCAGATCGACAACGACAAGGGGTTTTGGTGGTCGCCGTCGAACCAGATCATCAGCGGCATTACGGGCACGGCGCGGCCCATTGATTTCACGCTGGGTGATACGACGAGCCGAGCCAACCTGCTGAATGCGAAGAACGTCGCGACGATCATCCGCCAGAACGGTTTCCGCCTGTGGGGCAACCGCACGCTTTCGAGTGATCCGAAGTGGGCGTTTCTGTGCGTGGTTCGCACCGCCGACATCATCGCGGACAGCCTGCAAGCGGCGCACCTGTGGGCCGTGGATCGCGGCATCACGAAAAACTACGTCAGCGACGTGACGGAGGGCGTGAACGCGTTCCTGCGCAGCCTGACAGCGAAGGGTGCAATCCTGGGCGGAAAGTGCTGGGCCGACCCGGATCTGAACGCGCCCGACCAGATCGCCGCCGGCAACGTGGCGTTCGACTTTGATTTCGGGGCGGTCAATCCGGCCGAGCGCGTGACGTTCCGCAGCCACATGACCAACGGCTATATCACCAGCATTTTTTCGACTTCGACGGGTTCGTAATCCATGCCGATCCAAGACATTCGCAAATACTTCAACGTCTTTTACAACGGCTTCGGCATGGCGGGGAAGTGCGAGGAATTCAACCCGCCGAAGCTTACCGCGAAGCTCGAGGAGTTCCTGGGCGGCGGCATGTTCACGCCGGTCGAAATCACGATGGGCATGGAAAAGATGGAGTCGGATTTCACGCTCAAGTCGTTCGACAAGGGGGTGCTCGGCACGTTTGGCGTGACGGAAGGTTCGAGCCTCACTGTTTTCCTGCGTGAAGTCCTGGAAGACGACGAAGGCCAGGAAACCGGCGTGATTCACACGATGCGCGGAAAGGTCAAGGAGATCGACCCGGGCACCGTGAAGACGGGCGAGGCGGCAAGGCTGAAGACGACGATGGCGCTCAAGTATTACCGCTTGGACCACGGAGGCACGACTGTTCTGGAAATCGATAGCGTGAACATGATTTTCAAGCAGAACGGCGTGGACAAGCTGGCGAACGCCCGCAGCCTTCTGGGCATGTAAGGGCATCGGGGCCGGCGCGCAGCGTCGGCCTGAAACTCACTTTCAAGACAACGAGGGAACACCATCATGGCCCGTACCAGCGCGAACGCGTCGGGGAACGACAAGAAGAAGCCGAATCCGGTGGATTTCGTGGAATACGGCGACGGCTACGCGGATATCACGCTGTCGCGACCGCTCACGATGGGCGACGCGAAGGTGTCGAAAGTCCGCATGCGCGAGCCGGAAGTGCGGGACAACTTGGCCCATGAAAAGGCGAAGGGCAGTGAAGGCGAAAAGGAAGTCACCGTGTTTGCCAATCTGCTGGAGCTGTCGCCGGAACAGATTGGCCGCATGCCGCTGCGCGACTACCGCAGGTTGTCGGCTGCTTACTCGGGTTTTCTCGACTAGCGCCCGACTACATCCGAAGCGGTGCGCTTGCTCTGGCCAGTCATACTGGCTGGAGCCAATCGGAAATCTTATCCATGTCCGTGTCGGTATTTCTGTGGTGGATTGAAGGACTGGAATCTGAGTAGCGAAGAATGGCGAATAGGCGTTTAAGCGCAACTATCGTAGTCGGCGGGGCCATCGCGCCCACGCTCAAGAGCGCCTTCGGCACGATCAATAAAGGCATTTTCGGCATCGGGAAATCGGTGCAGGACCTGGAGCGCCGCCAGAAATTGCTGGGGCGCTCGATTCGTGAGTTCGGGCGTGCCGGCAAGGACGTTGACGGCCTGCGCAGTTCGTATGCGAAGCTGACCCAGGAGCTGGACCGCGCGCGCCGTGCCCAGGACCGTCTGGCGACCGCTCGTAAGCGTGCAGAAACCATCGTCGGGGTGGGCGGTTCTGTTCTGCGTGGCGTGGGCGTCGGCGTCGCTGCGGCTGGCCTTGCGGCGCGCCCGCTGCTCGGCGCTGCAATCGAGCGCGAAAACGCCATCAACGTGATTCGCAATTCTGGCGTGTCGAAAGAAGAAGCCGACGCGATGGTGAACGCCGCGAAGAATTCAAGGCAATTCGGCGTATCCATCACCAGGGCAACTGATACCGTCGGCGAGCTGCGCACGGCGCTGGGTGATGCGCACCATGCCATTGAAGCGCTTCCGACCACGCTGAAGGCAATTTCCGGCCTGCAACTCTACAATCGCGGCCACAAAAACCAGATTGGCGAGGATGCCGCGTACAGCCTTGCGAAGATCGCGGAGGAACGCGGCGGCGCTTCGTCCCCGGAAGCGTTGCGCGAAAAGCAGAACTGGGCGTTCAAGGCGCTTACCGGCTCTAACGGCGTCGTTACCGCGGACGATCAACTGACCGCAATTCGTCGCGGCAAAGCCGCAGTGGCGGCAATGGACGACCGTGCGTTCTTCGGCGATACGTTCCTGATGCAGGCAATGAGCGCGGCCGGCTATGGAACCGCAGAAAGCACGCTCTTTAATGCATGGATCGGCGGCCACCAGACGCATAGTGCGTTCGATCACATGATGAAGCTGGGGCTGCTTGATAAGAGCAACGGGAAGGTTAAGTTCGACAAGACGGGCAAGGTAAAAACGGTTTCGCCCGATGCTCTGATTCACAATGACCTGTTCATAAAGGACCGCCAAGCGTGGGTGGACAAATACCTGATCCCCATCGCCAAGGCGAACGGCGTCGATATGAACGACCCAGCGCAGATTGCGAAGTTTGCGGCCAGCATCGCGTCTAACCCGAACGCCGCGAATATCATTACGCAGCGCATGCGGTTTTCGCAAAGCATCGCAAAGGACCGGCACAACGTTGATATCGCAAACGGTGTGGGCGAGTCTGACGCGGCTAATCGCGAGTCCACTGCCGGCAAGATCGACAACGCCCGCGCTCGCCTGGATGACGCTGAGGCGCGCATGGGTAACGTTCTGCTGCCGGTATTCGCCAGCGCGATGGAGAAAGCGGCGTCCGCACTGGAAGTGCTGAACAAGTTCGCAGACGAGTCGCCAGCCGCGTTCAAGGTCGCAACTGTCGGATTCGTCGGTCTCACGGGCGCTGTGGCTGCCCTGACTGTGGCCGGCGGTGTGTCGAAGCTGGCGACCGTCGGGCTTACTGCCGCAATGACCGCGCTGGGCGGATCGATGGACACGACAGCGGCAACCGCCGGGCGCGCGTCCACGGGCCTGATGGGGTTCCTGGGCAAGCTGGGCCTGGTCGGCGCGCTGTCTACCGCTGCGCTGACCGCAGCCAAGGCTGCCGGCCTGCCCGACGTGGATGAATCGCAGGGCGTTAAGGACGTGAGGGCGGGAAGCTGGCTTTCCGCATCTGCGCATCTTCCTGCAGGGACATTTTTGCGCGCCTATTCAGCGCATTTGATGGGGCGGTCCAACGATGAAATCGCTGCGTCGGTTTCTGGCGGCGGAAACCCGTCCGAACTGCTTCCCAAAATCCCGCCGAAGGCATCCGCCAGCAATGCTGGAACGCCGGCGCAGGACAACCGGCAGTATCACATAACGATTAACCAGCAGCCTGGTCAATCTGGCGCGAGCGTGGCCAACGACGTAACGAAGAAGCTGGGCGGCCCGGCAAAATCCGGCCTTGGTTCCGGCCTGTATGACACGGGGTTTTAAGACATGGCAGCAGATAGCGGGAACATGCCCGCGATGATGGTCCTGGGCGACTACCTGTTTTCCATCAACACGCTGGTATTCCAGGAGTGGGCCCGCTCGACTGAATGGCGATGGCCGGCGCAGGAGCGCATGGGCCAGTATGACGCCCTGCAATTTACCGGGCCGGGGCCGGATACGCTTGAGCTGCCCGGCGTCCTGTTCCCGAACTGGCGGGGCGACATAAACGGCCTGGACGAGCTGCGAAGCATGGGCGACGACGGTCAGCCCTATCAGCTTGTGGACAGCATGGGCTATGTGCAGGGTCGCTGGATCATGGAGCGCCTGGACGAACGGCAGTCTCATCACATGGTGGACGGAACCCCGCAGAAGGTCGATTTCACGTTGCGCCTGCGCAAGTTCGATGACGGCGAGGAAACCGACGACGGCGCGAGCATCCTGGACAAAGCCACGGGCGCACTATCGTCCGTTGCAGGGGCCGGCAGTGCGCTTTCTGGGGTCGCTGGTGTGGTCGGGAAGATTCAGAGCGGTGCTGCGTCAGTGCTGGGCGACCTTAAAAGCGCGGCCGCTCAGGTTCAGGCGGCCGTCGCCCCGGTGCTTGCGGACGCGGCGAGCGTCGTTGGCGCAGTGAATCGCGGAATCGCCGTGGTGAATGACATCCGCAACGTTGCTTCGCAGGTGGAGCAGCAAGTGAAATCCATTGGGAATATCGGGGCGGCGCTGAGTGGCGCGACAACCTTGTTCGAAAAGGCTCAGGCACTTGGGCTTCATGCCGCATCAGCAAGCGTCGTAATAGCGAATATTAGTTCGATGGCGGGCACGCTTCCGGCCGCCGCTGCGTCTGCACTGTCCGCCGCACACAACGCCACCAAGGGCGTTTCCGGGCTTCTGGCGAGCACTCAAAGCGCAGCGCAATCCATCATGTCGAAATTCCCATGAGCCAAACCTACGTTTCTCGCGATGGCGATACGCTCGACTACATCGCATACGTGCAATACGGGAAGGTCTCCCCGGAGATCCTTGCTGCGGTCCTTTCGGCCAATTATGGCCTGGCTGACCTGGGGCCGCTGCTGCCCATCGGCACGCCCGTTGCGCTGCCCGTGATCGACGTGACAACACGAACAGCGACCAACAACGAGGTATCGCTGTGGACATAAGAATCGCGCCATCCTACGCGCTCAAGGCAAACGACAATGACATTACGGCGATCATCCGCGATCGCTTTGTATCGCTGTCACTGACGGACGAAACGGGGGAAAACTCCGACAAGCTCGAAATCGTGCTGGCTGACCACGACGAGGCGACGCGCATCAAGGTCCCGCCGCGCGGAGCGGAGCTTGCGCTATCGCTTGGATACGACGGCGTGCTGGTTCCGAAAGGCATTTTCGTGTGCGATGGGGTTAGCGTGAAGGGGTTCCCCGAGCAAATGACGATTCACGCGCACGCTGCGCCGTGGGAGCAAACGCCGAAGGGGAAAAGCGATTTCCAATCGCATAAGACGCGGTCCTGGAAAGCGGGGATTACCGTCGGCGCAATGGTGTCGAAGATCGCGAGCGAGCATGGCATGGCCGCCATAGTTTCGCCCGCGCTCGCGTCGGTCAAGCTGCCGCACTTCGACCAGTCCGAAGAATCGGACATGAACCTGCTTCTGCGTGTCGCGAAGAAGTACGACGCCATTTCGAAGCCCGCCGGCGGGAAGCTGATTTTCGCGAAGCGTGGCGACGCCACGACGGCATCCGGTGCGGCGCTTCCGAAAATAAAGGTGGATAGAAGCGACTGCGGGGCATACGACTGGAACGCCAGCACGCGGGAATCCGCTGGCACCGTCGTGGCCTATTGGCACGCGAAGCGCGCAGCGCGTCGGCACGAAATCCATGTCGGGGAGGGCGAGCCAGTGAAACGGCTCAAGCAGTATTTTCCGACCCAGGACATGGCCCTGGCGGCAGCGCGTGCCGAGCTGGCGCGGCGGGCGCGTGGCGCTTATACATTCTCGGTCAACATACCCGGCACGCCCGCGCTTACGGCTGAGTGCATTCTGGACGTGACCGGGTTCCGCGACGAGATAAACGGCGAGTGGCTCGCCAAGCGCGCCGAGCATATCGTGAACAAGGACGGAGCCTATCGCTGCATCGCGGAATGCGAGCTGCCGAACAGCAACGAAGAGGTCAAGGACACCATGAGCGGCACCGTTTCCGATAATTCGAAATAGATAAGTACTCCATGATGCCGGCCAGCAGTTCGAGCGCGACTGCGATGCGCTGACGCGGTTGCGCGCTAATACATCCCGGCTCGCCGCATCTCGTCGCGCAATAGATGCAGTAGCCGGTGAAACGGCCCGAGCGGTCCGCCCAGTTCACCCTTATCCTTGGCGACACGGTCGCACGATTCCCACCAGTCCATGACCTTCTGAAGCGATTTCCGGAGCATGACGATTTCGAGGATCAGGCGGCGTACTTCGGGATCACGATGCGTGAGCCACATCGCACGCAGTTCAGTTTCGCTCGGCGCGTCGAAGGCGGGCATCGTGGGTGCGCGTTTGACGAACGGGTCCTTGAGCAGCACCACGTTCCGGTCGACCTTCGTTTCTTCCAGGGCACGCGCGTCCGAATCCGGCAAAAACTGTCCCGTCATGGAGAAAAATTCCCCGGCGGTTACCGGGATGCACGTCCGCCGGCGTTCGCCCGATTCGAGGTCGGTGTACTCCCAGACGTAAGCCCAGCGGGGTTTCAT